GTGGAACAAAGCTAGGTGGATTACCAGTAATTAAAAAATTCGCCAATGAAGCTTCACCTATTACGCTGCAAAAGTTTGAGGACTATAAGAAGCGTAATATGATAAGTGGCAACGTTGCCTATGAAGATTTAAAGGCTGGGCTTCAAGGTAAACGCATAGGAAAGGTTCTTGAAAAGGTGACTGATGTTCCTGGTCGTGTTTACAGTTTGCCAGATAACATATTTAGAGTTGTAAACTACGAGAACAATATGAACGTCTTGAAAAAGATGATGCCAACTGCTACTGATGAGCAGATCAAAGAAATGGGTGCAAGGCTTACAACAAAGACTTATCCAAACTACGAATCAATAAGCCCTGAATTAAAAACTCTTTCAAGGGCTGGGGTAATGCCACAGTTTGTTACCTACTCTCTTGAGTTTGCAAGGACTCAATTTGAGCAAGCAAAGGCAATAAGAGACATGATGAATGGAACACTTGTTGCTAAATTAGGCGATGAGTTTAAAGATATCCCAGTTAATCAAGTAGCAATGAAGAAAGAAGCAGCCAAAAGGTTGTTAGCCATGACTACTGCTTATGCTGCTGCTACTTATGGAATCAACCAATTCAATCGTGAGACATTCACCGAAGAAGAGGAAAGGGCTTATCGAGATACAGTTGCGGCAGACTATGAAAGAGATAAACCACTTTTGCTTTCTAGAAAAAAAGATGGATCAATCAGTTCAATAAATACTTCTGTTTATCTTCCGCAAACTATATTGGCGAATCCTATTATGGCGATATTAAGAGGAGAAAACGCAGAGGAAGGAACTGAGAATCTCCTAGAGGTTCTTAGTAATGAGCTTATTGGTGAAGGATCATTTGCGTCTCAAGGCATAAACACAATGATTTCTGGTAGAGATCGTGAAACAGGGAAGCTAATATCAAATGATCCAAGCTATATAGGCAATAGATTAGATCGTGCTGCTAATTTTGCAAAAGAACTTATTCCATCTACGATTACTGCACTGCAAAAACCTGATAAAACAACTCAAGAAAAAGTTACAAGACAATTAGGACTTCGTGAAGAAGTAAGAAAAATACCAGAGGGTTTTGGATTTAAGGCTCGCGATATTTATGAGAATGTTGGCAATATTAAATCTACAATGTCTGGCCATCAATACGCATTAAAGGATGGAAGAGTTACTCCAGAACAATATCAAGATCTGATTGCAAACGAACAAAATAACTACGTTGGGAATATAGAGAATATGTTGGGTCATGTGAAGAATCTTCGGACGCTTGGTGAGACCGACGAAACAATCATACCAATGCTTAGAGATGCTGGATTCTCAAGTTTAGATACGCTTAATCTAATTGATGGAAAACTTGTTCCATTCGACCCGACAAAGCAAAAGACAACATCTGAGATGCTAGATGAAATAACTGGTAAAGATGATGCGGAAACACGTCTAAACATTAGGAACTTTATAAAGAAAGACCCCATTGTTGGAGATAGGATTTTAAATGCTTATAAAGATAAAGTACGAAGCCAAGGAATTGTTCTTTCTCCAAAGGAGACATTGATTGCTGGATTACCAACTAATGAGAAGGTCGTAAGACTTTTCCAAGAAATCCAATCAAGCCGTGACCCAGAAGCTGCAATTAGAAGGCTGTTTAAGAAAAGAATCTTGACCGAGACTGATTTGAAAGCTATTAAAATTAGACAGCAGTCAGAGTCAAACTAATGTTTGATTCTAATCAGCAAAGGTTATGATTGATGAACAACTCCAGAAGCTGAAAGAAAACTACTACGATGACCGCCCAGATAAGAGCGAGTGGTTTCTTGAAGTTAGAGAACGTGCGAAGTCACTTGCTCGGAATAATGTTGAGCATTACGCCCCCAACAAGGCTGCGTTGGCTTTATTCCTTTTATCTCAAGGTGCAAGGATAACTGAGATTTCCAAGAAAACTGGACTAGGACGTGACGTAATTCGTGGTTTAGAATGGCGGCATACAGATACTTTAGAAACAAAGCGTAAAGAGTTTTCTATGCGTTACGCCATCGCAGCACAGGAATATACCGATTTGCTATTTGAACGTGCTACACAGCTATTTGACGACCCAGACAGCCTTGCTAAGATTTCACCTGAGAAACTAGCGATTACTGTTGGCATCCTTACGGACAAGGCAGCACAGCTTACTGGCATGGCAACTACTGTCGTAGAGCATCGCAAGGGAGCCAGCCTAGATGATGCTGCGAATCTCATCAATGAGGCTAGATCACGCATTGCCAAAGGTAAGGTAGTTGAAGCTGAGTTACTATGATTTGGAGATCGCATCAAATACTTACTCCTCCAACAGACGAGGAAATAATCCAGATGACACCAGAAGAGGTGTTGTCAATACATCGTATTTATCACGAAGCTATTGAGAATGCTGAAAAAGATCCGTATCAATATGGTTTCCGTTTGCCTCACTGGACAAAAGCAGAAGAACAACTACATGAGGTTAATGAAATCCTAGCACTCGGAGGTAACAGGTCAGGGAAAACTCAATGGGGTGCATTCTCTGTTGTCCGTGCTGCGGTTGAGAATCCTAACTCTGAGATATTCTGCTTTGCTCAAACGTCTGAAGTATCCATTCGCCAGCAACAAAGTGCGGTATGGGCTTGGCTTCCAGAGTATCTAAAAACAAAGTTTACTAGTGCAAATGCCTATATCTCCTACAAGAAGAAAACAGGCTTTACTGATTCATCGTTAATCCTTCCGAATGGTTCACAGATTATCTTCAAAACATATTCACAGTATCAGAACAATCCAACGATTCTAGAAGGTGCAGAGCTTGGTTCTAGGAATCCCGTGTGGCATAATATCGGTGTATGGCTCGACGAATACTTACTTGGCCCTGAACTGATAAATACGTTGCGATTCCGACTTGCAACTCGTAACTCAAAAATGCTGGTTACGTTTACCCCGATTGATGGGTGGACTGAGGTAATTAAAGAGTATCTAGATGGTGCTACAACCATTGAGAGCCGTGAGGCAGAACTACTGAACAATGAACTTGTCCCGTATGTCCAGAAGTCTAAGAAACTCAATGCCTCCGTGCATTACTTCCATTCACAGGACAATGCTTTTGGTGGATATGACCGCATCAAAGAGACCCTCAAAGGAAGGACACGGGAAGAGATTCTGATTCGTGCTTACGGTGTGCCAATGAAATCACACGCTACGAAGTTCCCTAAATTTAACAAAGTAGTCAACGTAGTCGATCCCGACAAGATTCCTAAAACCAACATTACAAGGTATCACGTTATTGACCCAGCAGGATCTAAAAACTGGTTCATGTGTTGGATCGCCGTGGATGAAACGGGAACGATGTGGGTTTATCGTGAATGGCCTGGAGTTGATGTTGGTGACTGGGCTGAATGGAGAAATGGCAAGTGGATGCCTGGAGAGGGAGCCAAAGGGCAAGGATACGGTATTCGAGACTACGTTGATCTTATCGAGGAGATGGAAGGTGAAGAAAATATTTTTGAGAGGTTAATCGACCCGCGACTTGGAGCTGCAAAGTATCAAGTGCAGGATGGTTCATCTTCGATTATCGAGGATTTGAATGACGCTGGCATGGTTTGCATTCCCGCTCCAGGGCTTGAGATTGACGACGGACTGCAAGCATTGATTGGAAAGATGGCATGGGATACTTCCAAGCCATTGGATTCTGTCAATCGACCACACTTCTACATCAGTTCTGATTGTCAGAACATCATCCAAGGATTATCTGAATACACTGGTGACGGTGGATTAAAGGAAGCATGGAAGGATGTGATTGACGTTTTACGTTACGCAGCAATCTCTGGAATAGATCACGTTGACAATTCCGTCAGTTTAGTTACAACTCAAGGAAGCGGAGGCTACTAAGATGAGCGCAAAAAAAGAACCAAAGAAACGAGGACGGCCAGCAAAGGTCGTTGAAGATGTTATTCCAGAGATTCAAGAAGCTCCATTGAGAGCTATGATTTTAGGCACTTGCAATAACCCAACATGGGTAAAGGGTCGAATTGATGGATTTAGCGTTAATGTCAAAGTTCCTGCTCAAATGGCAAGACGCTTGATTGGAAAGCAAGTTGATGTTATCCTTGTTAATTCCGACCTTGGAGATTACTACCAATATACAGCATGAATGATATTCAACAATTAGAAGATGAGTCCCTTATCTATGTAGACAAGGAGCCTGATATTGGTGCGCTTGCAGACGCTTACGATACCTGCTTAATTGATTTAGACTATTACTTTGAATCATGCTTACGTTCTTACAATGACCGTAGGAATATTTGGGATGGTAAATCTGATGACCTTCGCAAAAACGGAGCAAATGCTTTCCCATGGCAAGGTGCTTCTGACCAAGAGGTAAACGTGGTTGGTGAACGTATTGATATGTATGTATCTTTGTTTGACCAAGCATTAGCACGTTCACACATTAAAGCCTTTCCAACGTCGATGGCGGCAATGCCTAAGGCTGCGGTTGTTTCTGGCTTCCTTAAATGGATGCGTTCATCTTACATTCCAGACTTCAAACGTCAGATGGAGCTTGGTGGTAACTATCTAATGGAAAAGGGAATCATGGTTTCCTACGTTGGTTGGAATCGTGAAAAGCGTTCTTATCTTCAAAGTGTCAGCCTTGAGCAGATTGCCGAATTATCTCCAGATCTTGTTGAGCTTATCCTTAGTGGGCAAGATGACCAAGTTTTGATTGACTTAATGCAGGAATCTTTTCCAGAGCTTTCTACTAAGAGAGCTAAGAAGGCAATTAAAGACCTTCGCAAAATGGGTGTGGCAGAAATCCCACTTCCCCGCCAAACTGTTGACTGCCCAGTCGTCTATGCTTGTGCGCCAGATGGTGAAGTAATGTTCCCATCTTACATCTCCGATCCACAACGCGCACCATATATGTTCTGGCGAACATTCCTCACGGCTCAAGAGCTAGAGAAGAAAGTAGCCAATGAAGGATGGGATAGAAAATGGGTGGATAACGCTATTGAAACTCTGCGTGGTAAAGATTCTATGTATCTCGATGGCGAGAAAGTTAAAACCCAGACTCGCTTACCAATCACTGATGACAATGACCTTGTAATGATCGTCTATGCGTATCAGCGTTTAATTGATGAAGAGGATGGTTCTGAGGGTATTTACTGCACAGTTTTCCACCCACAGACAGATGGTTATGCAAAGCATGAACTGTTGAACGGATACGATGATTATCCATTTGTAGTCACGCGACTTGCCAATGACCAAAAGAGAATGTATGAGGTGCAAACTTTCTCCGATATTCTCCGTGGCCCACAAATGCAAATCAAAACAGAGCGTGACAGTCGCATTGACCGAGCGTCTCTTGCTACTCTACCTCCTATTATGCATCCTGCTGGAAGGCCTCCTGCTGATTGGGGGCCTGGTCGCAGAGTCGGGTATCGGCGTTTGGGTGAGATTGCGTTTGGCCCAATTCCTCCGAGGGACGATGGCTCTGTTGAAAGCGAGCTTTCGATGCGTTCTCAAGCGGATAGGGCTATTGGATTAGACCTTGCGAATCCTCTTTCGTCGGCACGTCAGCAATACTATATTGGCAAGTTCTTAGATCATGTAAAAGATGTTCTTACGATGGCTTGGAAGTTGTATCAGCGAATGGGGCCAGATGAGGTTTTCTTCCAAGTTACAGGCAATCCAAACCCACAAGTGATGACCAAGGGTAGCCCAGATGAGAACTTTTCAATTATGGTTTCCTTTGATTCATTGTCGAATGACCCAGAAACAGCAGAGACTCAGTTGAAGAATATGGTTCAGTTGGTTCAGTTGGATCGTAATGGCATCATGGATGTGAACAAGCTACTTGAGTTTGCTGCATCTTCGATCAATCCTATCTTTGCTGATTACGTCTTGCAACCAGTTGAGGAAGCACAGCAGAAGATTGCGAAAAATGTCACCGATGACCTTGCTAAAATCTTTTCTGGTATCGAAGTTCCTGCTCAACCGAATGGAGCGCAGATTGCTATGCAGATGGTTCAGGCTTACGTTCAGCAGCCTGATGTTGCGGCTAGAGCGCAGTCTGACGAGGCTTTCGCTGCTCGCTTGCAGAAATACGCCAGCCAGTATCAATTCCAGCTACAACAGGCTCAGAACGCTGAGATTGGACGTATCGGAACAGCACCTGCTAAAATGGGCGGCGTGACAACTCAAGGGATGCAACAATAATTTACAATAACAACTAATAACTAAAATAATAATATGGGAATAAGAAAAATACTAAGTGATGTCAATAAGTCTTATAATGATTACCTTGACAAAAGCGAGGCAGAATATCGTGCAAAACAATCAAAATTCCTTAATGAGAAAAAACAAAAAGGATTAGAAATGCGTAAGATTGAAAATGAGCGGGAAATAAAAAAAGGAAACAAACCATTAGATCCCAAATATATTGAATATGGGTCTTTCTCAGGTTTATCACAAGCTCTTAAAGAAATGGGTCAAAGAGAAGATAGGAAAAGAATAATTCAAGAACCTTCATCCCCTTCGCGTTCTCAATTTTTAAAAGCTCGCGGAACACAATCATCTGCTATTCGTAAAATTATCAAGTAAGCAGCAATGCAATGAAAAAGAAGTCCACAGTCAACGCAGCAGGTAACTATACCAAGCCAACCATGAGGAAGGCGTTGTTTAGTAAGATCAAAGCAGGGACTAAAGGTGGAGACTCAGGCGAATGGAGTGCCAGAAAAGCACAACTCCTCGCTACTGAATACAAGAAGAAAGGCGGAGGCTACCGATGAAACCTTCTCAGCAATCACTAAAGAATTGGGGAGACCAGAAGTGGCGAACCTCCGATAGCAAGCCTAGCAAGGGTAAAAAAAGATACTTGCCAGATGCTGCTTGGAATGCTCTTAGTCCTTCTGAAAAATCTAGCACAAACCGAGCTAAAGCAAAAGGCAACGCACAAGGTAAACAGTTTGTGAAACAGCCTAAATCAATCGCTCGAAAAACGTCAGCATACCGATGAAAAGAAACACGCTTTCAAATGACATAGCTCGATGCAATGGGGTTGGGTTTGATGAAGATGGTGAGTGGGACTGGCGTGAAGGTTGCGAGACTTGTTTGCGGAGAACTGCTCCCAAGCCAGAATACTATTCTTTGATTGATCCGCCGCCGATTATTGCCTTTGAATGCGAATATCTGATTGAACCATGATCGAAAAAAGATTTACAAAAGTAGTCACGAATCCAGCCACGGGACGCAAGAGAACTGTGAAGTTTGGGCAAGCAGGTAAAGCAGCAGATGGCGGTGATCGTATTCGTCCTGGCACAAAAAAAGGAGACGCATATTGTGCTAGGTCAAATGCAATCAAAGGAGATTGGCGTAGTGATAAAAACTCACCAAATCAGTTAAGTCGAAAAAAATGGCGTTGCAAAGGTAACAAATCAATGAAATAACTCTATGAGAAAACCAAAAACAAAAGCAGCAAAGCAAGCTAAAGTCGGAAAAGTAATGAGCGAATATAAAGCTGGAAAGCTCCATGCAGGGCGTGATCCTAAAGGGCCAAAGAAAGCTCCTATCGTAAAGAATCGCAAACAAGCAGTTGCAATCGCTCTCAGCCAAGCAGGTATCTCTAAACGTAAATAACTCTATGAAAAAAACTAAATCAAATGGCTGCGGCCACGAAAGCAAGGAATACGGAAAAGGTAAAAAAGGCAAAGGATACGTCGAGATCCAGATCAAGATGGATAGGATGCCTAAGAAGCAAGCCAAGCGTAAGCCGATGAAGTAATGAGAGACTATAAAAAAGAGTATCAGGAATATCACGGGAAACCTAAACAGATTGCTCGTAGGGCTGGCAGGAATGCTGCACGTTCTAAAGCAGTGAAGCTGGGCATTGCCTCTAATGGAGATGGCAAAGATGTTCATCATAAGAACAATAACCCGAAAGATAATCGTGCTGCTAATCTTGCATGTGTATCTATAAAGAAGAATCGTGGATACCCAAGAACATCAACCAACAAACCAAAAGGCAGACTTAAATGACACCACTACCTAAACCAACTATTCAGCAAGCAGTTGCGGCTTTATCCGACAGGGACGAGTTTAAAGCAATCATTCAGTTTATCAAAGACGAGCGTGAGAGATTCTTTGCAGATCTTCGCCAGTGTGTAGATACCCACGAAGTAATGAAGATCGTTGGCAGCGTAGCAACATTAGATGAGCTTATGTCACTACTTAAAGACGAGAGTTGACATTAACCCACAAAATGCTTTTATTTCTTTGCCGTTGTGTTTTTCGGTGTGCGCTGGTGAATGTCTGACCACTGTAGGCAGCGCGTGTTTGTGTGTTCAGAGAGCCGTAGGGGTTAATTCCTCTACGGTTCTTCTGTTTTGCACTTTAACGCATCAAGCCTTCTCGCTGTGATTTGAATAACTTCATCTAATCGTTTAATCTCATCAAGAAGTTCTTTCTTTGTCATTTTACTAAGTTGCTTGTGTCCTGTTTTTTGTGGTCTCAAATCATTCATGTTCGCTGTTGGTTACGAGGTTAGTTTTTTTCTTAGTTAATTTAAAAAGAATGTTTATTTTTTGTTGGGTATGTCAAGTTAGCCTTTACCTATTGTGCGATTATTAAACAAGAGAATTAGTTCGTTTCACTCAAAATTATTCTCCCCGAGAGGATAAAGCCAAACCGATCTCTTAGGGCTACGTTTCCGTATTCCTATGTTCCTTGGTTCACCATGCAGAACCCCTGCTTCCAGAGACCTGATTCGGTTTTACGCTCTTCCCCCCGCTTCGGATTGTGCCGTTACGGATGCTAGGTGACAGATCGGAGTCAGAGCTAGCCGCGAGCCTAATGGTGATGAAGCCTTGCAGCTCCTTTGCCCGTTCACCTGGCTGTCTAGTTCCAAGTGAAACTAGCCTAAATGAGAAAGGCTAGCACAAGGAAGTAGAGAACTCGTGCTAGCCATTTCAGCCATGCGTTTAAACGTGGCGGGAAAACTGTGACGTGAGCTCTACTTCTCGTCGAGGAAAATTTACGCATATTTTTCTGATAACGCAACATCTTTTTTATATAAGTTAAAAATAAATTCAAACACATGATTAAAGCGAATTAACATCAACTATTGACAACTGTAACAAATTCGCGTTAATGTGCTGCAAATCGCACCGCCGAGCGTAAATGGCGTTCCTACTATGAGCAATCCAGAAGCTACCGCTGAAGCTATCGAATCAGTGTCCAATATGTCATTTGAAGAGCTAGTAGCTCAGAGAACGGCAAGACAAAATCCAGAAACTGAATCCGAGGCACAAACCGAAGAAGAAGAACCCGAAATCGAGGAGGAAGAGATTCCTACCGAAGAAGAGGAGACTGAAATCGAGGAAGAACCCGAAGAGGAGGAAGAGGAAAGTGAAGTTGATCTACTGTCGTTGACCACGGAGCAGATTCAATCTTTAGCCAAAAAAGGTAAAAGCCGACTGCTTCAACGCATTGGCGAGCTAACCGCTCAGAAAAAAGCCTTAGAGGAAAAGATTCAATCTCAACCCAAAGTTAAGGAGGTTCCCCAAGAAGAAATTCCGATTCAGATTCGAGAAATAAAATCACTCGATGAATTAGATGCGAAATATGAAGAACTTGAGAACACCCTTGAAGAAACGGAAAAACTATTGAGAGATTACCGAGATTATAATTCTGAAGATATAATTTTAGTAGGCGAAAAAGAGTTTACCAAGAAGCAGATTGATGACGCTAACTTCATTAGCCGCAAGTCATTGAATAAATACATACCTGCCCAGAGAGCCAATATCCAACGGATGGCTCAAATGGATCAGTTGAAAAATCAATACATTGCAGCTGCACAAGAAGAAGTTCCAGACATTACGGATGAAACCACGACTGTCGGGAAACAATTCAAGGATTTAATGTCTGACCCGCTTATCGAAAAGCTACGGAAACAAGTTCCTGAAATTGGCTACCAAATAGAATACATCCTGGCTCATGCGTCAAACTCCATCAACGGTGGAACGAGAATTAAGAAGCAACCTGCGGTGGGGAATAAGCTGAAAATCAGCCCATCTCCGTCCCCATTTGGTGCGGGTGCTGCTAAATCCTCGACCTCTGCCAAGACGAAAGTTGTCGATGCATATACCCGCTTTGAAAAGAGTGGGAGTCCAGAAGAATGGGTTGCTGCCAGAATCGCTAAATACAAATAAATTTAACTAACTAAGAAAATGCCTATCTCAAATACTTATCAGCCATCAGCCCCAGCCGCAAAAGCGGGTCAGGGTTCCGCCGTCTCCAACCGCGAGGATCTAAGCAACGAGCTTTCCATCCTTGCTCCAGAAGAGACTCCTATCCTTTCGCTCTGCGGCAAGGGTAAAGCATCTGCCACCTACTCCGAGTGGACTGTTGACTCCCTCGCTTCCCCAGCCACAACTGGTATCAGCGAAGGTTCTGACGTTACCTCGTTCTCCGACAAGTTCGCAGATCGCGCTCGTCTTGGAAACTACATCCAACTCATGCGCCGTGACTACATTGTATCCAACCTTCAACAAGCTGTAACCAGTGTTGGCCCTGCAAACGTAGCCCAAGCAGAAGCTAAATCCATGCGTGAGATCAAACGCGACATCGAAGCAACCATCGCCTCCGATAACGAGATGACTGTTGAAAACGGTGCTGGCACTCCTTACGGAATGCGTGGTCTTGGTAAATGGATTCAGTCCTCTGCCCAAGCAACCAACCCAGTTCCTGCTGCTTACCGCACTCCTTCTGGTTCGATCATCGCATCGACCCTTAGTGAGTCATCGTTCAATACAATGATCGGCTCTATCTTCTCCAAGAATGGTGAGATGAACAGCCTGACTCTTGTTGCCAACGTAGCACTTCGTCAGCTTATCAGCAACTTCACCCGTGCAACCCCTGCTTCTGCTGGTGTTACCTACCACGTCAACCAAGACGCTACGAGCAAACAAATCACCCTTTCGGTGAACCTGTATGACTCCGACTTCGGTCTTGTAAAGATCGTCAACGGTAACCCTAGCTGTATGCCAACTGGTTCAACCAACGTAGGTTACGTCCTCAATCCTAAGTATCTGGGCTTCAACACCCTCATCCCTATGGGTGCTACTCGCCTTGAGAACCAAGGTGGTGGTGAGCGTGGATTCATTGACGTTGCAGGAACTCTGTGTGTCAAACATCCACAAGCACATGGTAAAATCGCTTACTAATCTAAACTAAAAATAAAGAAATAAAATTATGCCTCAATTAGCTAATCAAGAATCGCGTGGGTATACCCACTACTTCCGCATGACTGCCACTGACCTTGTTGCTGCTGGCACTTCAGCAAAAACAATCGGTGTAGTTCCTCGCGGTGGTATCGTCACCAATGCTTCTGTAACTGTTATCAGTGCAATCGCAGGGGCTACTGACATCACCCTGACGCTTGGCGTTACTGGCACTGCTGCTGGACTTATTGCATCAACTGACCTTGATGCTCTTACCGCAACTGCTTACAACACGGGATCGCTAGTCGATACCGAGCCTGGTTACATCAACAACACTACATCACCAGTAAACATTATCGCTACTCTTGGCGGCAGTGTTTCAAGCATCACTGGTGGAGAGATTGTTTTTGGTCTGACCATCCTCGATCCATTCGCAATCACCCCATAAACCCAAACTTAGGGGGGGAGGTAAAATCTCCCTCCCTTTTCTTTCTTTATGCTTGTTGACGAAGAAATCGACGCTGCCCTTGTCCGTGAGTTATGTTCTGGACGCAAGTTCATCGAGAGCTTGGAGAATCGCAGGGAAATTGAAGCCGCAGCAGAAGCAAGAAGAATGCGTGAAGTAAAGTCCGTAGCAGGGAAACCTGTTGGGTCTATTCCGCAACGCGAGTATATGTTGCTCGCACAAAAATACGGAAGCGAATGCTGGGATAACCGCGAATTCGTCCGTGACTTTTTCAAATCACAATCACACCTCAAAGCAGGTAATATTTAATGCAGACAAGAACCTACGCAGAACTACTTTCTTTAATTCAGTCTCTGAGCGGGGTTATCTTTGCAACCCTTGAGCTTGGGAGAATAAAAGCTCTAATCAATCGCCGTGCATTAAGGGCGTATCGTTCTACGAATTACTGGCCTCGTTTCCTCAAGATTGGGGAAGAACGTGTTGTCACTAACGATGTAGTCCCCTATACGGAGTCTGGCAAGAGTTCGATTGACACTTATTTGCGTATCCATGTGCAAGCTCCGTATGTAACTACTTCTGTGCAGGAGTATGACATTATGGTAACGGCGGATGGTGCTACGTTGGTAGCTGGTAATACTGCTCCTACTTCAGCGTTTGTTACCTATAAGGCACAATTCAGCGATACCTTCGGGGATCTCGCAAATGAGTCCACCGCTATTCCTGCTGAGTGGTTTCAATACATGGCACATGGGACGTATGCCGATTATCTCCGTGCTGAAGGACAACAAGAGAAAGCAGCATTGGCAGATCAAGAAGCTGATATGTTGCTCCAGGAGGAAATGGTTCGTATCGACGAGCAACATACTTTACAGATGGTTGCAAACAGGATTTTTACTAACGCTAATATGCAGATGCGCTACTAATGAATTACTCACTTGGAAATATGCTTTGTAGGGGGGATTCATTGGATTCCGATGGACTTTCCCTTAACCTCCAGTTCGCCACCGACAAGACCCTCACGGCTCGCAAAGGGCCAACGCCTGTGTTTACGCGAGCATCTGCCGCTACCTATTATGGTCCATTGGTTGACTATGGTTCATTAACGGCTTTTATAAGCAATTCTATATCAAGTGACAGATCGGAGTGGTCGCAAGATGACGGAACTCAGTTTATTAGAATTTATTACACTTCAACTAGGTGGGTAATTGAAGTTACAGTTGGAGAAGATGTAACGGAATACTTTGCTGCACTTGGCACAGAGTTTAGACCAGAACAAGCAAACTGGAGTGCATCTGGTGCGCCATTTACGCCAACTACCAGTAGCACATTTGGTCTCGTTAGAGTAGGAACAAACGAGCCACGTTTCGATCATAACACTACCGCGCCAAATGCTTGCCGTGGTTTATTGATTGAAGAATCACGGACTAATTTAGTATTCCCAAGTGCAAGCTTCTCCACCCAAACTCGCACGGTTACCGCAGGATCTCACACATTTTCCTTTTATGGAACAGGAACTGTTGTTTTATCGGGTGCAGCAATAGCAACAATCACAGGAACTGGAGCCTTCCCAACACGAACCACGCTTACATTTACTACGACTGCTGGAAGTCTTACTTTAACAAGAACTGGCAGTGTAACACAAGCACAACTAGAACTAGGAGGATTTGCAACGTCCTACATCCCGACTACCTCAGCATCCGTGGTTCGCAGTTTGGATGTTTGCAGTATCAGTTCAATCGCTTCGTTTTACGGTTCTGGTGCTGGAACAATTTTTACAGGGACACAATTTAACGGAGCTAGTCAATTAAACGGGGTTTGTGGTTTCTTTGCGGGAACGAATCAAGTCGCAATTAGTCGTTTAGTTAATAACACAAGAGCGGTAACATTTGGAAATGCACCTAATTTAACCATTAACTCTGGAACATTAGCATCAACGCTTTTTGTAAAATCTGCTTTTGCCTTTAATACAAATGATGGTTCATTTGCAAACAATGGAGTGTCGGCTGGAACGTCAACATCCGTTGGAATTCCAAGTGTAACAACTTTTGGAATAGGGACAAATGGAAGTCAAACCATGCAATCTGGAACAATATCAGAAATCAAAGTATTTAAGAAACGCCTAGCCAACGCTAAGCTGCTTACCATAACAGTATGATCGACTACCTCCTAAAATTTCCAAGCAAGTCCGTAGCAGAACAGTTCGGCATCGCCAGCGGTTACGCAGTGGATAACGAGGGTGTCATCGAGACAACCCTAGCAACCCATGAATACGCATTGCACGAGATCGGTGAGCATAACGGGACTGACTACTGGGTTCTCTTCCGTGACCTTGTGGGACTCCCAGTTCCCGAAGGTGCTGACCCGTTCATCTTTTGGTCGTCCACTTGGACTGTAACCGATGAGGATGGTAACGAGATACCTGTTCCTAGACCAGAAGATCAACCCGATGTTCCAGCTATTTTTTGGGCATGACTAATTACGACAATGCACGAGAATAGCACAACCTACAACGTAATCAACGGACTCATCGGTGCTAGTGCATCATTTTTAGGGGTCGTTACACAGTTTCAAGAACAACTAGATTGGGTGTTAAAAACAACCTCGACTTCTCTGCTCATATGTGTTTCAATCGTGACGCTTTACAATCTATTAAAGAAAAGAAAACCATGAAAACAATCCTAGAATATCTAAAACAAGAATCTACTTGGCGCGGAATTATTGCCATTGCAACTGCTTTCGGCATCAAATTAGCACCAGAACAAGCTGAGTCAATCATCGCTGGTGGTCTTGCTGCTATCGGTTTAATCAATACCTTTAAAAAGGGTTGAACCTAATAAACACAATCAACCTTGCTCTCCGTGCTTATATATTGTGGGCAGAGAGTTCGGTTGATCGTGAAATAGATATTATTGAAGATGAAATCGACACCCTTGCTGCTAGTGGCACTCCTGCTGACAAGCTGCGTATCGAAAGACTCGCTTCCAGACTTCAATATAAACGCAAGTGCATTGCACGATCCAGAGACGATTCACCTACTTGAAGGAGTAGAATATAATTTCTCAGAAGGAACGCTAATCGGGCGTGGGCAAAGATTTCATAATGATTACTCATATCGCAGGGCAGTAATCATCGGTGAAAAAGGAAGAGTAACTGAATAATACTGATCATGGCAACAAATCAAAAAAAAGACCTTGTATCAGAAATGATACGCATTGCTACGGCAGAAGTCGGCGTTCGAGAAGTAGATAATACAAACTGCGGAGTTCGTGTCGATGAATACAAAGCAGCAACATGGTTGAATCCAAAGAAGGGTTGGCCTTGGTGTGCAGCCTTCGTCTGTTGGGTAATCCGTGAAGCATTAGCATCTTCTGGAACTAAGCAAACTAAGACATTCAAACGTCCACGAACCGCTGGAGCATGGGATTTCGAAAACTGGTCAATCGACCAAGATTCTACAACATGGTTACGGAGAAGTCCTGCCAGCGATATTGTTCCTGGCGACATTGTAATGTTTACCTTTTCCCACATTGGCATTGCTGTATCTGCCCCAGACGATAAAGGCAACGTGACTACTGTGGAAGGAAACACAGATATAGCTGGGTCAAGAGAGGGCGGTGGAGTTTACTTAAAGACACGCAATCTTTCTAAAATTCGTTCACGCATACGTTTCAATATCAAGCAAGGATAACATGAAGATAAAACCTCCCGCATTTATAAACATAGGCGGAAGGAGAATAGCTATCCGCATCGACCCTAAGTTAGAAGCATGGGGAGAATACCACGCAGACGAGCGTAAAATAGTTCTTGCATCAAGAACACTTGAGAAGCAATCTACATTGCGTGAGACCCTACGCCATGAAATACTTCACGCATCTCTTGACATTGCTGGATTATCCTATCTAACTACTTATCAAGAAGAAGCAATAGTGCGCTGCATTGATAATATCTTCTACCCTGCTTGGGACAAAGCTCGCAAACAACTAATTCCATCAGAATGAACAATCAACCGCACAAAAAGCGGTTGTTATGTCCAGTTTAAGCAACATTATACGCAAATGAAACCATTGAAAAGCAAGTCTAAAATTATCGTCCTCCTTTCCGACTTGCATATCGGCTCGGTAGTTGGACTATGGCCGTCTGAGTTTATATCCAATGAAGGATTCCCGATCGGGCAAAACCCATTTCAGAAATGGCTATGGGCTTGCTGGGAGGACTGCCATAAGTGGATTGCTAAAACCGTAGGCGATCAACCCTATGATCTTGTTATCAACGGAGACTTGGTAGAAGGCATCCACCATCGGACGACTCAAGTAATGAGTGCTGACGTTGGCGATCAATCTTCCGCTGTGATTCAAATTCTAGAGCCTATTACAAGCAAGGCAGCATCTCTCCATATTATCAAGGGAACGGAATGCCACACACGCAATGACGAGATTCGACTTGGTAGAGTTTTAGGCGCATCGAAGAATCCAGAGAACGGACAAAACGCTTGGGATAACTTGGACATTGAGATTAACGGGACGCTTATTAACTTTGCTCACCATATCTCTGCTACTTCTCGACCATACCTTGAAGCTGGAGCGCACAGTATTGCTCTTGGGACTATTACTCATTCCCGTGCAAGAGTTGGAAAACGTGTTCCATCGGTGATCTGTCGAGCGCATAGGCATCGTCACGGTATCTGGACTGACGGCAACCAGGCATCGCTCATAACAGGTGCGTGGCAGGGGCTTACCCGTCATGGTCACAAGGTTGTCCCAGATGCTATTTCAGAGCCTTCCTGCATCATCCTAGACGCAAGAACAACCGAAACAGGCGATCTACCACTATTTCATCAACGCAAATACATACCATAATGGCAAAAAACATACCAAAAGTAAACGGAATGGACTGGATTATTCAAAACTTCAGCCAACAATCGCTTGATCCAGACGAGTTCACCGTGCAAATGGTGGTTGATAAATCAGGAGCAAGCGATGACGCAGTGAGAGGTCGGCTGCAAAGAATGCGTAAAAGAGGAGAGTTGACCAGCCGTAAGATCGTATTGGATGGGACTCCCACTAACGTCTACAAGCGAGTGTTAGTGGAAGCCTGACCATCCGTGTTAGCACTACAATTCGTGATCTGATTCGCTAAAATCGTAGTATCGGTATATTTTTTCCATGATAGCGGTGTGAACAGCTTCCTCGATTTGCTCGTAGGATGGATCTTCCGTATGTTTATGCGCTCTTGAAACGCCATGACGGCATCCTTCTTCGATACAATCATTTAGTATTACTAGGTGTTTTGGTTTCATATCATTATTTTTTAGTTCCATATGTTGCGATTAGTAGAGAATCTGCGGTTGCGTGAGTTACCTTCATGCTGGGGAAAAGTTCTTGAGCCTTTTGCTTGGTTATGTTCTTGTTGCCCTTCGTCATGCATCCAAGTTCTTTCTGCCAAACTTGTGGTCTGACTCTAGTGAAAGGTATCCCCGCTGCGGTTAGTGCCATCTCAAGGTGTCCGAAGCCATTGCCAAAAGTGAAGGCAGAGACAACACCCATCTGAGGTGAGGAGTGGACTTGCTCAAGGTAAGCGTGGCAATCTCCCTCGCTGGCAATGTCGCGGAGTAATTCCCACAGGTCTTGCAGGGTATCTGGCATCTTCTCGACGCAAGGTTTCCCGTCCATAATCCATGCAATTCCGCCGTTCGTGCCAGGATCTATGCCTATTGTTGTATTCATAATTTTTCGTTCATCGTCAGTGCATACGCATCCATCGTGTCCGCAGTGTCTGCATTGTCCACTCATAGTTTGTTCGTGGTTGTTATTTCCCAAGGCAGCAGCGTTTCATCAGCTTCTTCTTGGCTATCGCATGATAGGTTTCGGTATTTCTCGGCTAGTCTACGCGCTTCGTCCCGCTGCTCGGTGACTGCGGTTAGTTCG